GTAACACTAGTAATACTATGTCTACCTGTGTACTTACTTGTATTGACTATTATCTTAGAATAATCAACAATATCCTTATTAATCTCTATAACATCTGTTCCTTGAATAGTTGATAACTTGTAGTATAGAACTGATGGAACTTGTTCTGTAAAATGTACTCTTGTCTTACCACCAGTAATACCTGGTTGTATTGGAGTAGTAACTTCTATAGTAGATGCACCAGATCCAACAAACTGCTTCTGATAGTCTTGATCTAAGAAGAATTCTAACTTCTTATCTGCAAGAGTATTACTTGAGGTGTCAAACTCTAAAGTGTCACCTATAGTAACATTTAGAGGTGGATTGACAGAAGAACCTATGCTTACAAACCTTGTAACAGAATTGTAAGTCATAGCCACTGCACTGGTAGCAGAAGAAACAACTGTAAGATCTATAACATCATCAGGTCTTAGAGTATGGTTCTCTTTCGTAGTTACTGCAACACCAACCATCTCAATGGTTCCTGTTATAGCACCTCTGTTTGTCTTGAAGAAATGAGTATTACCAATACCAGTGTTAGTGTCAAACATAACACGCTGTAGATCAGATCCAATACCACTCTGTGTAGTAACAATACCAATAGTATCGTTAGTAAGAACCTGAACAAAAACTTCAGGAGGTAATGGTGCTTTAAATCCAGTATTGACATCTTTCATAGCAGGTGTCTGGTATGTCAATGATGTACCAGCACCAGGTGAGTATGTAAGTCTCTCACCCTGTCTAAACTGATGAGGTATAAAGATAGACCTTGTAGGTATATTCTTAGATTGAGACCTTACTGTGATTGTATGAGCAATTCCAGGTCCGAATGTTAATCCTATACCAACATCGTTAGCAGCATCAAAGTAGGTAACAATATCCTTTACAGTGTCTCCTTCAAATTTATTTTGTAGATCATATGTAAATTCTTTCTCTAACCTTACAATATTAGATCCAAATGTATGTGCAGCAGCAACTGTACCGTTTTGTGCTCTTATTAATTGTAATTTATTATTGAAAGTATCGAAACCATAAATCTTCAATTGCTCTGAATTGATAAGAACAATATCATCTATTTCAAATTTCTTTGCCTTAGTTACATCAGGTAGGTACTCGCTCAATAATATGCTAGTGGTTGCACCAACAGCATCCATAGTAATCCCTAAACCAGTTCTAACATCTCTTGATTTTATTTTTGTGATTGCTTGTAATCCAGTATGAGTATCTGTTGATATACCAGATATTTTCACAAATGACTGATTTGATATACCATGAGGAGTAGTAGTAAATCCAATAACTCTACCACCACCATCAGTAGTAAGAACTACATCATTGAAAGTTGTAATCTGGGTTGAGAAAGAATCTATCGCTGGAGCAACTAGTTCAACAACATCACCTATAGCACCAAAACCATCAGTATCAGTATTATCAAATACTAATTTGTCACCAACGTTATAATTATTACCACCATCAATAATATCAACTTGCTCTAAAGAACCATCACTTATACCCAAGACTTGTGCATTGATTAATGTATGTTTTGATCCATTAGAAACGAACTCATACTCAGGAATATTGTATGAATTAGTATTTCTTACAAGACCCAACTTGACAGGATCTAACTTTTGATTAGTATCATCGTCAATATTATATTCATCTAATTCTGAATGATAACTATCACCTACAATATATGGAAACTCAGGTTTTCTTACACCATTGAAAGGATCTGATGGGTTGGAAGTTACATTTGCATTGACAGTTGTATAGTATGCATATACACCGTTTGGATATTCTGGTGTAGCAGCAAATCTACCATTATGTTCATCCAGATCTCCAAAACCTTCACTATAAGTAAAGTCTTCTACAAAGAATCCAGCAGGGAACTTAGTTATACTAGGACCATCAGGTCTTTGGCCAGATAACGGTCTATAACTTGACTCTATGTACTTTAGTGCACCATCTACATTTGCATAAGGACCGTAGATAGGATTACCATCATAAGCATATCCTAAGATAGGAGAATGTGTTAGTCCAACATCACCTTTGAAGTCTCTAAGGTTTCTTGGAACGTAATAGTTTACATATGGGTTGCCATTGTCTTTTGCAATCTCATAGAAACCATCATCATCTTTGACATCTCCAAATTTAGCATATCTTTCAACCTGATTTACAGTCCATGTCTTGATTTTACTAGAGAATATAGAATCTTTACCTGGTGTTCTAGCAACACATGTTGTACCTGCTTGGGTATATCCCATACCCTTATCAATCATATTGATACTTGTTATCTTACCACCAGCAATTATAGCCTTTGCTTTAGCACCTGTACCATCACCAGTTATAATAATATCTGGAGTACTAAAGAAATTCTTACCACCATCTTTTAGGATAATTTGTTCAATATGTCCATTACTGATCAGAGGTTGTAGATATGCATCTTTACCAATCACAATATCTACAGAAGGTACTAATTTATCATTGATAACAGTAGATCCATAACCAGTACCACCAGTTTCTACATGTACCCCAATAATCTTACCTCGTACAATTGGACTCGCTGCTGCAGCAGATGTTGTTATTCCTTGTCTACCATCTATCTCAATTGATATAGGAGGATCTTGGAATGTATGACTACCAGCACCAGAATTTGATATACTTACTAGATCTGATAAATCTTTTTTGGTTGATAATCTAAATGAGTCATTATCTATCTTATCAACATAATATTCTGTATTATTTGTTAAGTTTCCAGCAACACTAGCAGCAGAATACTTAACAATTTCTCCAGAATCAAAACCATGACTAGGAATATTGATTGTATCAATGTGGTGATTTATAGAAGATGAAGGAACAGTAAGACTTCTATTCTTAACTGTACCACCATTTACAACAAGAACCTTATCAACTATTTGTCTCCTATCTGTAGTTGTAAACTTCTGAATACCTCCACCATTTGTAGTGAATGGAACTGAATTAATACCAGCAAGAGCACTAGCCTCAGTCTCTGCTAGATGAATACTGAAATCATCTAACTTAATGACAAAATAAGGTGCAGAATCTACTAAGTTACCTGGTGTTATACCAATACCTATTTCTGTAGTTCCACCAGATGAATAGATTACCTTCTCACCATTCTTGAATCCATGAGGAGTTGCGAATACACATCTATCAGTATGTGTATTGACAATACCACCAGATGAAGTACTATCAAATTCAACCTCTTGTGGTTGAATCTTCATCTTTGCTTCTATTATAACATCTTTACTATTACCACCAATGAAATTGACATTAGGAATCTCTTCATAATCAAGTCCCTTACCATCAACTAAAACTTCCGTTATTGTACCTTCAACTTGTGGTGTACATATTGCAGAAGTCACTCCAGTAGTATGTCCATCCTGTACAATAGACAAAGTAGGTGGATTGACTACATCATATCCTGAACCTTGATTCAATACCTCTACAGAAAGTAGAGGACCATGATAAACTTTATCAGTTGATTTGTATGAATATGCTTCTACACCATTAGCAAATAATCCTACTGGTCCTTGAACGGTATTTGTCTTTACATCTCCAAATTCAGGTTTCTTGAATCTTCTAAGAATCTTCTGTGCACCCAGATCAGTGCCATAAACGATCTGTGGGGTCAATGTATGAGTTGATACACCTATTATGTCATCAGCGTCAAATACGTTGATAAACTGCCCTCTACGGACGTTATCTGCAGAGTATGCTAACGACAGTGTATTGATATCATGTGATTTGACATAATATGGAACATTATCATCTAAATTTGATAATGTTCCTATACCTGACACATACGAATATACAACTAAGTCACCATCATTGAGATTATGATTAGGTGATGTTAGTTTAGTTGTAGTTGCTGCAACACCAATATTATTGAATGTTCTTATTCGTTTCTGTGGATCAATATCCCAATGAGGTAAACTATTAGATGCGACATATACCTCGTCATTATTAGAATAACTGTTTTGTACATCAGCAGTATACCCAAGTTGGGTTTTTATATTCCTTCTGAAATAATATGTTTTAGTAGTATCTAAAACAACAGTACTAACTTCTATCTTATTATCTGATATAATATCTGTGATAGTACCTGATGACACTGCATTATCAGGATCTACAATATCAATCGTGTCACCAGCAAATAAATCATGTGGTTGGTTTAGTGTAAATCTATAATTACCAGGTGCAATAGTATCAATCGCATGAAGACCATACTTAGATGCAGTGTTATGAATGAAGGTAGACCATCTAGGATCTTTTTGTTTCTTACCTAAACTCTTTACATTGATACTACTCTCTTCTTGTTGATTTATAGCATCTCCAACAAAATTACTAAGAACACCTAAGACATTTAGATCTACTCTCTTAGTAAGATCACCATTCGCATATGAATAAGCGGTTAGACCAGCAGTTACAGTTGATCCAATACCACAAGGTGATGTTATACTAGAAACACCTAAGAACTGAGTATAGTTCTTATCAGTATATGTGAATGTTCTATCTTCAAAACTTACACTACCACTAGTATCAAACCCAACAGTAGAGTCAACATTTAGAATAGTTCCTAGTGCAGGTGTACTCTTTGTTAGGAAGGTTTTACCTGCTTGCTCAAACTTACCAACAGTTGTTCCTTTAGATAAAGCAACCTTATAATATGTTTTTCCACCAGCAAGACAACGTTCTACACTGTAAATAGATCCACTAGTTTGTATGGGTGTAGTATCCTGTATTAGACTCTGACCTTCAATTAGTAATGGATCACCACTTACTACATCACATACTAAAACATCATTTACAATATAATCCGCATCTGATGGTCTTACTAAAAACTTAGATGGTTGAATCATCTCAACTGGTTCACCATACAGTGCACCAAATAATATCTTGAATGCTTCTTCTGTACCCTTAGACTTATAGAAATCTTTTGCTTGTCTAATGAAATTAGACTGGTTCAATTCCTCGTTTAGAGGTCTCTCAGAGAAACCTGGTAAGAATTGTACCTTGAGTTTCTTTAGAAACTCCTTTAGAAATACATTACTAAGATTTGTTACCCTTGATTCTGCTTGATGTGTTCCAATACCTGTTTTAGTAAATGTAAGGTATTCTGGAGAATTAGTCTTACTATTTTTCTCTATACCACTAAAACCCCTAACACAACCAGTGAAAGAAGTAGATCCAATACCAGTATAAGTTATTATCTCATCATTTATCTTTAGTAGACCCCACTGCTTAGGCCAACCCTTCGTAGATTCAACATATATCGTATCAACCAAACCATTTGCATAAGAAGTCGTGGATGTAAATCCAGTCATCACCTCATCATTAATATAATCAAGACTCTTATACTCAACAAGGTTATCAGCAATATCGATTGCACCGCCTTGAAACTCTTGAGAATAATAGTATTGTTTTAGAAATTCACCAAAGAAAGGATTTTCAGAATCAATATACTGAGGTATTTGACTCTGAATTACTTCGTTGATCTTTACTTTTGTGAATGATGTTGTGATCATTAGGTATTTGCCGTAATAGTATTTACCCTCTTATTTTCTCGCCATTTGTGTAACTAGACTGAATATTGAATCTAGTACCAGATGTATTAGCACCCGAAGCGATAGAGTCTTCTCTCATATAGAAATTGCTATTAGCAACAGAGAATTGTAAATACAACTCTTTTCTTGCAAGAACATCATTTGATTCAGGTATTGCTTGAACTTCAACAATATTATTTGGTCTTACAGTACTGGTTATATTCGCAGTATTGATAAGGACTTCACCCTTTTTATAATCAACAGTTCCAAAAGTAGTTGAAAGTACTTTTGCCGTATTATCAGCTTCAAGACTGAATAAGAATATATTACCCTTACTTGTTCCGTCTATACGTATATCAGAGAAATAAACAGTATCAGATATACCGCTTACAGTAAATCCAGTAGATTTGATGTTATAAGCATCTCCTCCTATATGGAATTCATTATCATAACATAGTTCATATTGTGTAAATTGATTGATCTGTGCATATAAATTTCTTCTTATTCTTACAGTAGTAATATTTGAAGTAATTGTAGTGCTTACATTATCAATAAGTGAAAGAACTTTACTATATTTGAATCTACCACCAAATTTATTCAATTCAGGTCCAGATGCAAACGATGTTAATGAATTAACAACATCAGTCTTCATATTCTCAGGATCTCCTACAAAGTTTGCATTGTAGTAAATCCAACTATCAATTTCTACATATAAGAACTTCAAGTCAACCATAGTAGGTAGAATACCTGCTACTGAATAGTTC